GTAGCATTTTTTCGTATTCAGCTACAGACCCGGTTTGTTTTGCAATTTCACTCATTAATTTTTCCGTCTCGCCAGTCATTGCATAATATCTGGCTTGATTCAAATTAATGTTTTTGCCGGTAAGCACTCTAGCTTCCATCTCTTTTCCAATACTAGATTCTATATCCAACAAAGACTTGCCGGCACCATTTATGTCATCTAGTGTAGTACCTAATAATTTTGCTTGCTTAACTGCTTTAACTAATGCTATCGGATTTTTCGAAAAGTTTATTAATACTCCTTTAGAAACCTTTCCTAAATCTTGCATAATTTCTCTACCGGACATTAATTCATCGCCCATTGATTTAGACATAACAGCTAAATTTTCAATAGGTATATTTGTTGCGATAGCGACCCGCTGAAAACTAACGGCTTCTTCTGTCGATAATCCTTGTTTTTCTACTAATAGAGTAGTGGTTTTAACTAGGTCTTTCGCTATCTGATTGTGTTCTGCCATTAAACCTACATTGAATCCCATGGAAGTGTTCATTTCTTCCATAACTTTCAATACCTCACCAGAATTTATTCCGACAGTTTTCATTTCTTTAGCTATTCCGATTGCAGTATGATGTATTTCATGAGCAGCATGTTTGGATACATCTAAATTTTTAGCTAGATTAGTAACTTCCTCATCTATTTCAAAAGCTCGCTCTAAAGCAACGAATGCGGCTGCTAATGCTAACGCTATCGGCAACAACGGTCCCATTGATACTAAGAGACCCTTAGCCGCTACTGCGGCACCTCGTAGTCCTGCCATTAAGCCGCCGGCACCGGCGGTGGCACCCTGCAATCCTGAAGTAAACGCTCCGAGCATTTTTTCAGACAGTTCCTTTTTAATATTATCTAAACCTAAGGCTTTTGATAATACACCACCGACTACTGGTATTTCTTTTATAACATCATCTATAGAATCTAGAAATCCTAGTTGTTTTTCTATTTCGCCTGAATATTTCTGAGCAAATTTATATCGATCTTCTTCAACTTTCTTGATTTGTTGTATTTGTTTATATAAGTCTGAATTCGTATCTAATATCGCTTCTTGAATATCTAGTTCTTTCTCACGAGCTTTTAACATTGCTACTCGAGCAGTTGCTTCAATTTTTAAATCTTTAACGACGTCGTCGGTTAGATCTCGGATACTATTTTCAGTTGTTATAAGTTCTTTACTAATATCAAGTCTTTCCTTAGCAAGTTTATTTAGTTTTTCTACAGCAGATACCTCTAGGGCAGTTTTATTCGCCTCATCTTGTAATTCTTTTAATTTGTTGAGGGCTTTATTATAATCCTGTATATTCTTTATATCGTCCTTATCGATATTAGATTTTGCCATTTACTTATTTTTTCAATGTTGCCTTATATGTTTGTAACTTTTTAGTCAATCCAGGCTGTAATGCCATTATTTCATCATATGTCATGCCCGGTTTATATTTTACGCCTGCAGCGGCTGCTGCATCAATAGCTTCTTCCCGTGCTTTCTGAACTCTAGAAAGCCTAGCACTTATTTGTTCTAAACTATCAACAGCTATTTTGGCTTGTTTTTCATACTCTTTATATTCAGGCGTTTTTTTCAATTTGTTAATGTCTTTCTTAACTTTAGGAGCTAAAAACATGTACAAAATTTTAGTAATAATACTTTCTTCAGTTAACATAGAAATTGATTTGCCTGTTACAGTTTTATATTCTTCTCGTATGATTTGTTTTAAGTCTGATTTTTTCATATGCGTTATATCTTTTATTTGTACATAACCGTACGTTTGTTGTGTTTATCGGCTATGTAAGTTTGTAATTCAATATTCATATTGAAATCGTCCGGTAATTTTTTATCGTCCGGTTCTTTTTCAATTTGTTTAGCGAAATCTTCTAAAAAACTGTTTTCTATAGTATCATCAACAATCTTTAACACGTCATCATCAATGTCCAATTTATCCAACCAAGTTTTGGTTTTTACTGTATCAGGTTTTTTAGATGCTGCACGGAAAAAATCAAATGCTGATTTTGCAGTCGGCCCTCCTGGTATTTTGCCTATCAATTCATCCACAGCAGCGGATACCATTGCACCTTTTGCAGTGTCCCATACTTGTACCACTTTTTGTTTGGTTTTTATACCGTCTATAATGGATTTTAACTGTCCGTACGTTTGCACGGTAAGTTCTTCAGCAAGTATTTGGTTTACAATAGGTTTAAGCTTGAGCATCTGTATTAGTAGTTTTTAATACTGATTTGATTCTAGTTACAATCTGTGAAAAATCTTTTTCTGTAATACCGAACGCTACTGCTAATGCACCTATCACAGCGGCTTTTTGTGCTGGATTGGTAAGTGCTTTCGCTGCTTCTGAATCTTCTATTAAAGCAATCAATTTAGGTCGAATACTACTGTTAACAGACTTAAGTGCCATATTCAAATTACGTATAACATTTTTATCTGTAACTTTATTACCATCAGGACCTACAGGTATAGTGTCTACTTCGTTCAAAGCAGAATATATTTCTTCTCGTATGATTTGTTTTAATTCTGATTTTTTCATAATACTAGAGTATTTCTAATAAATATCATTCTAGATGAAAATACCTCAAATATTTCTATTCGAGGTATATCATTATCTAATTCCAGGTTTCGCAACTTTCTGTTTATTTTGATTTTTATTTGCTTTTTCCTGTGCTTCTCTTTCTTCTTTATAAGACTCTTGCATACATTTAAAGTAAAATCTACGCAACCAGATTGGCATATTGTATACAGTTTGAAAATCATGACCTCCTCTACTATAAAAAAGTAGATCGTGTATTTCTTTGTGTACTATTGGGCGGTAATTAGGAGTTAGGCCAAAAAAAGTTCACATCAATAGGAATAGCCATACCCTCCTGTGTATGACTACAATGATTACATTCAAAATCAAATGTTAAATCTGTATCGGGTGCTATTTCTTTTATACGAGCTCTTAGAGCTTTTGAATCCTGAGCAAACAATTCATTGTCAACAAAATGATCAATATAGCTTCGCTCTGTATTACCGTCTACGGACGTGATTAAGTACTTTAGTCTTGTAGATAATTCCGGGTTAACGGAGTCTTTATTGGACTTCTTTTTGATAGCGTCTAGAGTGTAATCGATCTTTCTTTCATCGCCATGGGTTAAAAGTTTGAAAGTTACTTCTCTGCTACTTACTGGTAATGTGAATTGAAAATTGTTTGGTGAAATCATTTTGGCGTCTTCTGAAATTTTCTTATCCTTAATGTTACTCAAATCAATATTCACCTTGGATTTTTCACCACACTTAGGACACGTAACTTCCACTTCATAGTCTTTTCCGTATCCTAATATTCGAGCGGCTATCATGATTGCATTTTTGTCACCGGTAACCAAATCATTATATTTGATTGGCGATACGATAAGTGACTGAAACAGTTTGTCTAATACTACCCCCTGCTTGATTAGATTTGCAGAAGTAAGAATGTCTTCTTCTCGAGCAGTCATGTATTTCATTTCAATTTTACCTGAATGTAAAGCACTTCCTTCGGGATAAATTTTTCCTTGCGATGGTAAATCAATAATTTCGGTTGGAAAATTGAACTGCTTTACATCGTCTTGTTTAAATTTTTGTAAAGCTAATTCTTTTAATTGTTCATCGGAGATTTGTTCTTTCGGGTATTGGTCTGTAACTTTGATTGACATAAATGTTTTATTTATAATAAATATAGTATTTGTACAATTTTACATGAAAATGCCTCAGATAATTTGAGGCATTTACTACTTAATAAGATTTGGCTTTCATATTTGTAATGGTGGTGTCAAGCCATGGTTTAATTTTCTTGAATGCTTCTTTAGGATCTTTAGAAGCCAACCTGCTTAGCTGTAGGGCGGGTCCTGGTCCTGTTGTGAAAGCATTCCATTTACCATCGAGGCTCATTTGTACCGTTGCCTCATAAGGTTTCATTTTTATTTCTATGTTTATCAGTGCACCAGAACCAACCGGGTTAGTCTTTTTGTATTTAATTTCTGGATATTTTGTATCCAAATACTTTGATATCAATGCTAAAGTATCGTAAGGTTTTGCAGCGTCGCGGGCGCTAGCTACTCTATTTAAAGTAGCCACTCTAGTAGATAAATCATCTTCTGATAGTACCTTCTTAATTTCTTCTCTAATAAGAGTTTTGAATTGTGATAGTTTCATTGTTTTTTTGAGTGATTTAATTATTTTTGGTATTTACCAACAGCATAGTCTTTAACTATTTGATTTAATGAATTGTAAATTTCCGTTTTGTCAATCGGATGTTTGTATCGATTATACGTAGGATTATACTTCAATGTTACCGGATCCAATTTCAAGTTAGGGTCATAACTACTTAATTTAAGATCGTCGTTATCTAAGTTTTTGGCTACCATTACACCATTTTTAAATTTTCTAAATTCATATTTACCCTTACCCGGAGATACTTGTGTAAATGCATCTTTAATAAGGTCTAATATCTTATTCCTTTCGGTTTGTTTGAATGTACCATCTTCGATCGCGGCAAGTACTGGCTGCAATACGTTCATGACTCTCGATGGCAAATTTGCTTCATTCAATTCCTTTTTTACTTCTTCTCTAATAAGAGTTTTGAATTGTGATAGTTTCATTGTTTTTTTGAATAATTTATTTACTCGGTTTCAATTTCAATTCTTTTCTTACTTTGATATTTGCCGCTTTATCAAACTTTTTAACTACGTCACTTATTTTGTTAGCCAATGCAGTTCCTGATATTGCTTCTACGTCTACAACTAGTACATTCGGTTTAATACCCGGTTTCACAGATATTTTTGCATCCGGAAAATCCGATTTGATATTAGGTCGTTTAATGAAATCTTCTACTTCCTGTTTTATTGTATTCATTTTTCCGGAAGTAACTACCAATCTTCTAAATGCACCCATTGCTTCCGTTATAGGTTCCGTTAAATTGGTTTTTACAAAACCATGAACTTCTGTCACGTCATCTGTAGCAGTGGATATATGATCTAATGCCCAACCGTGATCGTCAGCCAACAATTTGGATACCTGTGCTTTATCCATTTCAATTAACTCCTTTACCGCGTTAAATATTGTTTCCAAATTTTGAAAAAACATGTAAGTATTATCATGCTCAGGTGCTTGATCTACAGGTACTAAAGGTTCTTCTTTAAGTAATGATGCTAGTTTAATCATTTTATTTTTTTAAATCGTAGTGAGCGGCTAAATGACCAATAATTTCTTGATATTCCTTTTTGTATGTTTTCTTAATGTCCGGAATTCCACTTATACTCGTAACGTAATCTAAAGAATCTTTCAAGTCTTTAAAAGTTACAGGTTTAGTAACCAATCCATTTTTCACGTTTTGTATAAACAATTTAGTGAATGATTTTGGATCGATAGCAGATTCAGTCAATGTTTTGTATGCCAATACTTTTTTGACTTCTTCCTTAATAATTTGGCGTAGTTCTGATTTTTTCATATTATTGATATTGTATTTACCGTTACCAAAATCATGTATAATGGTATGTTTCTGACCTTTATGCGGGCCTATTTTAGGTGTCACCACATCACCAACTTTGTATTTGGATTCAGAAAGTATTTTAACAACTTCTTCTCTGATGATTTGTTTTAATTCTGATTTTTTCATTGTATATACTAAATTTAATATAAATATCTGATTAATTGTTTTTAATTAAATCTTCAAACCACGCTTTTTCAATACCAACCCAAACTTTCAAATTGCTACCTATATTAATGGTTTCAAATTCATTGTCTTGTTGTTTGGATATGTTATGAAAATAATCGGGATTCATTAAATACTTTCCTTTTTTAGTGTCTACTATTACTATAGCTTCACCAAATTCCGCCGCTCTGTCATTATTGGTGCTCCATGATTGCATTTTACGATGCGGGTTATATGTAAACTGTTTATCAAAGTATACCATAAACGTTAAACCGTTTTTAAGTTTAACTGGTTTCCAATTGGTTTTATCAGTAGTTTCAATAAAAGATTTCAATTTGTTTGAATCGAGATTTGTACCTCTATATAAAGAACTGTATTTGTTTGTGTTCAATACAAATATTTCCGGATAATCGTTTTTAATCACATCAATTACAGGTAGAAATGCGGTTATTGCTTCTATGTAAGTTTTTTTAGATTCTACGGTCCATAACTGTAATACTCGTAATAGTGTATCACCGAAAATGTTTGATATTGAACTAGCGGAATTGTCAGAAGTTTTAACAAATTTTTTAACGGTAGGTGACTGTAGAATCCTATTCAATTCACTTTCTGAAACGTAATCTGTATACGGAATTTTATCGATTGTAGTCATATAATATAAATATGTGAGCCTTATATCTTATTCGTACTACCGGTCATGTTAAAAGTATCTTTCTTATACTAATTAATATAAGAAAAATACTTCTAACTATCAAATACGTTAACGTATTTTTACTATTAATGTAAAAAACTCAAAATTGCAAGATTGCGTAGTCATATTTCAACGTCAATTGAATATTAACTGCGTCTTCTGTACTCCAATCCATATCACCAAAATTGGCATCACCAATATATGCACCTTTTAGTGTCCATTCTTCAACTTTATCGCCTACAGGTCCTAATGTATTGAATGTAATGTCTTTTTTATAGAAATCCGAATAACCATCACGGCCTGTTACAGACTCGTGTGATAAACGAATCCATTCCATTACTGCTTGAGCTGCACTCGGTACAATAGGGTCATACAAAGTGATTGTTACATCATTCCATCTACCTTTTCCTTTGAGTTTTCTTTCCACATTGATGTGGTCCAATACTACATCGCCAAAGGTAATACCCGGACGACCGGCTGCTTTAATCAAGTATGAAGGAATACCTTCAATGTACATGATAAATCGGTTAGCTACCTTGGGTTCAAATGCGGTGAACATCACCTCACTCGGATCTAATAATTCTGCCATTTTTATTTGTGTTTATTGTTATTAATCTTTAAATATAAATATCAATCTTTTGGAAAAATATTGTACGTTAAACTGTTTTAGAATAATCCGGCGCGCCCGATGTTACGGTAGGTGCAACTTTCGGTTTTGGTTTTGCTTCAGGTGTTTCTTCCGGAGCTTCAGGTGTTTCTTCAGGTGTTTCTTCAGTATCACCTACATTGTACTTGGTATTTACGTAGCTAGTAATTTTACCTAATAATCCGGTGTATTTAGCTAATAGTTTTTGAAGCACCATATCTTCTTGTGCTATACTAGTACCTGATAATTCTTTCACTGCCGTTTTGATTTTTTCAATGGCAGCTACTGCATCGGAAGCTTCTTGTTCTTTTAATACAGAAGTAATTTCTTCCTTAATGATTTGTCTTAATTGTGATTTTTTCATGAATACTTACTTCGTTATTTTGTTTTAAAATACATATCGGCAAAGTACTTTACAGCACCTGGATCATTTGCCATACCCGCATCAGCTGCATTGCGTTTAAGCCACGGTTTAAGTTTGCTAATAAACTCTGCTCTTGAACCTGATTCTTTAGCCAATCTATCTATTTCAGACATTAGGCCTTCTTGTAATACTTTTTTAACTTCTTCTCTGATAAGTGATTTGAATTGTGATAGTTTCATATTAATTGTTATTAATTTATAATAAATATACAATTTTTCATGAAAAAAGGGCCGTAGGACCCTTCTTAATTAAATTGAATTGAACTTATGCAATAGGTTCTAGAATCTTAACTATTTCAGAAGCCATTTTAGCTTCATTTGGAAATAAGCTTTTTGCTTTTTTTGCTAATTCATAGTAATAGTCAAGCATAGAACTAGCATCATCAAAGTCACCATAACTTGATATATTCATTACAACAGTGTCAAACTTTTTATTTGTATCTCCTACTTTATCAAGATGCTGTATTAATTTACTTAATTTGTTGTAGTCCTGAGAAGACAATTGGTCGAATTCGTCTGTATACAAATTCATTTTTCTGATATAATCTTCGTTCAATACCTTTTTAACTTCTTCTCTAATAAGAGATTTGAATTGTGATAGTTTCATTGTTTTTTTGAGTGATTTAATTTATAATAAATATATTCAGAAAAGAAAAAAGGCCAATAATGGCCCTTTTCTTTAAAATACAATTAAAATTATTACTGACTAAAAGCTGCTCCCGTTGGTAAAATATTGAAGTCTAAAACAATAAATTCAGCCGTTTTCGCCGGTTGAAGATAAATTTGTCCATACATAATATTTCTATCAATCAAATCAGGAGTGTTATTTGTTTCATCCATTACCACTTTGAAAGCATATAAACCTTGACGTTGTTGCACTGAGCTCAAGTAAGGATTCACAATATTTAAAAATCTGTTACGAGTTGCGCTCGTATTGTTTTCAAATACTAGATATTTGGTTGCAGAAGCAATGTACTTTTTCACTGCAATCAATAAACGTCTTACATTTACTCTGTCTAATGCACTCGGTTTAGCTTGAAGAGTTTTTTGACCCCATACACATACGCCTTGGCCAGGGAATGTTGCAATAGGATTTACACGTGCTTGGTATAAAGTATCGCGTTCGCCTTGTGTTAATCGAGTCCATGCATCAATCACTGAATTTAATCCTCCACGGTTCAAACCTGCTGGTGCATACCATTCAGCTGATACTCTGTCATTAAATGCAATAACACCCGGTAATACGGCAGCGGTAGGTACCCAAACAGGCTTATTAATAGCAGTGTCTAATATCTTAACCCATGGCCAATAAACGGCAGCGTAATTGTTGTCTATGGTGTTCACAGAGTTAACAGCATCTGCTAATGCTGTCGCAGCAGGTACACCGTCTGCAGGTAACCCATCTGCGTCAATTACTACAAATGTATCGCCTCTATCTAATGCAGTATTCATAGCATAATCAAGAATACCTGAATGTTCCGTATAATTTGTACCTGGCAATACCAACATATTGATATCAAATTCATCAGGATT